CCTGGAGACAATCACCGGCCTCGCCGACGATCCGGGCGTCGCCTTGCCCACCGCTCTCACAAAAGCTGCCTGACCAGGAGGCCTGAAGACCGCCCCCAAATTCACACCACCTTGACGGACGTGATCTCGATCTCCTCGCGGACATCCTCGGGTGTGGAGGGTGCGGCCAGGAGCTGAAGCACCTTGCTATTCAAAAGTGACCCAAGGTCGCTTTTGGCCCCGTACTGTTCGGCGGCGTTCATCCAGCGTTGGGCGGTGCGTGCGGTGAACGGGAAGGTCTGCGCCAGCCACTGCGTGAACAAGCCGTGGCCAAGCGCATTCTTGACCTCGAGCAGATCGCGCCCGTTCTCAATGACGGTGACCACCGTTCTCGCCTTGATGCGCTCTTCCGCGCGCATCGCCAGCGCCGCGTGGTCGGGCGCAAGGCTCTGGTAAAGGGCGATTGTGTTCGTCATGCCAGTTCCTCCACTGCTGTCGGCATTGCGCTGATGCAAACCTGCGGGATGAGCACGATCGGCCGGGACATCGGCCTGGCGGCCTGTTTCTGCCGGGACGCGATCACCGCGAGATAGCGGTAGACGCCGCAGCCCAGGCTCTCTTGGACCAGCAGCACCCGGCCGGCTTCGGCAAACGCCAACGCCAGGTCAGCGACTGCGGCGAGCGCCTGGCGCGCCGGGGCGCTGAGTTTGCTCACCAGGGGATCGCGGTCGACGACAAGAAGGCCGTGGTGGTAGACGCAAATGTCGCCGGGACGGCCATAGAGAGCCCACGCGGCAAACGCGTCGGCCGGGCTGAGGTCACCCAATTGAGCCGGGACAAGTGTCAGTTCTTCGAGGGAGGTGCCTGTCGGAGCGTGCGCAGTCATCGTGGCATCTCCCCTCCCAGCGCGATCGCCTCTTGAGGCTCACGGCGGTAGACGGCAAACAGCGGCGTGCCATCGCTGGCGGTGCCGGCATCCTCGATCCGGTAGTCGTTTCCGGCCTCGACGATCTGCTCAAGCTCCCAGAGGCGAAACAACCCGGGCAGCCTGAGCAGGTCTGCGCCTTCGGCATCAGGTGCATTCACGAGCATGGCGTGGTTCCCTTGCGGTCTGTGGTGAGGATCGTCCTCAACGAACAAAACGCGCCGTTGTGATGCGAAACGTGACATCGCCGTTTTCACCTTTCGGAAAAGCACTGGCGCAGACTCTCCATCGCCCGCTGGCAGCGCTTGCGCGCCGCTTCCGGCCGGATGCCGAGACGGCGGGCGATCTCGCGCGGCCGCTCGCCGACAAGGATCACCGCGACCACCAGATCGGCCCCAGGTCCCATCGCCCGGAACAGCCGGTCGCGGAGGTGGCACACCGCCGTGTCGACGGCACCCGCCGGCCCGATGGCGAAGGGCGACGCACCGGAGCAAGCGGCGGCACGGCCATCGCCATCATCGAGAAGCTCGACCTGCCGCGCTTGCGCGTTGCGGGCGCGGCGCAACGGGATACGCGCATTGCGCTCGACATTGCGGACCAGCGTTGCCGCAAGGCGGCGGATGCGGGCCAGATCGGCGCGGCGGATCGCCAGCGTGAACTGAACGGCGATCTCGGCGGCGAGGTCGTCTTGCGCGTCAGGAAAGTGCCGCCACAGCCGGTGATAGAGCGCATCCAGGCCCGGCCACAGCGCGAGCCAGAGCAGAAGCTCCGGCAGTTCCGCCTCGCCACGGGCTGTTTGGACCGCACAAACCAGCGCGGCGAGGACGCGGTCCTTGTCGTCGAGATCGCGGCTGTCGCCGTGGAGAGAGTCGAGCAGGGACGCTGCGTCGGTGAACCGTTGCAGCGCTGGCCGGTCCTGTTTGAGTGCCAGGAACTCACGCCGTGCGCTCAAGGTTTGGATGGTGCGCATCATGTCTTTGCGCAGAGACTGCCAGACGGATGGCATCGGACGCCTGCCTCACGGCCGGGCGTCCAGCGCCTCTCTTCCGGGCCGGGTTGGGGCGTCGTTGCGCTCAAGGGGATGACGGGGAACAACACCGGCTCGATCCGGCTCAAACGGCCGGCTGGCCGGTGCTCTCTCTCACGGTCGAGAGGTGGATGACGTTCAGGCTGCGACAGCGCGTGCGGTAGCAGCGCAGCGCGGCGCGAAAGGCGCCATCGAAGTTGGCCTCGAGGTCACCGCGGCGAATGGTGAGACCGCTCTCATCGATCTTGCCGAGAAGAATGCCGCAGGACGTGCAGCGGATCTCTTGCGGTTGGGCTCTCATGCTGACCTCCGCTCAGGCTCGTGGCTGTGTCACGAGCCTTTTCGGCGATCAGGGGATGGGGGAGGCCATGGCGGAGTTGGGTGCTTGTTCCGGGATGGCGGCGGCCGCTGCTCCCCCATCCCCCCGGGCGACCGGCAGAACGCCGCTGGCGCGCGCCGCCTTGAGCAGCTTCTCTGCGGTCTTGAGGCCGGTTCGGCGGTTGTGTGCGAGCCGCTCCGCGCCCGGGGTGGGATCGCGTTTGCCCTTGCTGCCGGGTGCGCCCTCGGTCACGAAGGCGAGTGCGGCAAGGCTCGCATCGAAGCGGATGCGCCCCGGATGAACGCCGAGCCGGATCCGGCCATCCCGGTTGGGCGAGCTCTTGATCAGCGCCCGCAACTCGTTGGGGCCAAGCGTCGGATGCGGGCTGCCGGCGAGTTCGCGGCGCAGCGCCTCGATGTCGTGATCCTTGTCATCGCCCTGGAGACGCCACTTCTCCAGCCAGCCGCCGCCATCGACATCGGCGTCGCCAGCACGGGCGACGGCGAGGTACAGCAGCCGGATGAACTTCAGGTCGCTGTGCTGAAAGCCGCTCAACGCGTACCCGTTGATCCGCACGATGTGACGATCGCCCGGCACGGTTGCGAACGTCATCGTCACCTCGTCGAACACCGCCAGCGCATCGGCCACCCGGGTGCGCCGGTAGGCGGGATCGATGGCATCAAGCGCCCGCCACAGGCCGAGATCGCCGTTGCCATCGCCGGGGATGTCGAGAACAACGACGTTGCCGGGATGGCAGACGCCGACCGTTTTCCCCACCGTCTGGCTCAACAGCACGATCAGGCCGTCGGCTTCAAGTCTGGCCTTCAGGCCAACGCAGATCGTCTCGAACGGCTCGACCGGCTGCGCCATCCAGACAACGGGAAGGTCCCGGCCGCGCCGCTGCAACCGGCCCACCGCCACGATCGGCTGGCCCACTTCCCCGGTGAGTGGCACCAACCCATTGATGTTCCGGACGGCGGCAAAAACGTCGGCCGCCCGGCAAATATAGGCCGCCATCTCCGGCCGGGCGACCCACTGCCAGCCCGGCCAGCAGGCGGGATCGTGGGGACAGGCGACGCCGATCAGCCCCTCGTGCGCGCGGGTCTCCAGATCGAGGTTGGGCTGGCAATGCCCTTCGCACCCGGGCGGGCGCCACCGGCGCGCCGGCCGGCGCCGGATCACGCCCGAGAGCAACAGCGCCCCGGGCTCAAGGCCCGAGGCGCCGAGCTCCGCCGTGGTGACGACCGTTTCAGCCGCCCGCCGCAGCCTGGACAGCAGGAACGGCCAGGGCGAAGGCGCTGCGGCTTGCATCGATGTGCCATTCCTTGAGATAGCGGCGGATCACGCGGTCGCGTGGCGTGTCTTTCAGGTTGGTGGTGTTGGGGTTCGCGAGGCTCACCGTGCGCAAGCGCCCGGCCCTTGCCTTCGGCGAACGCAAACTGCAGGTGCACGCCGTCAACGCACGTCTCGTCCAGTCTGATGCCATGCTAGAGCAAGGCCTGGCGAACCTCGACCAGCGTCAGATCAGGCTCGAACTCGAGGGTAAGGCGGCAGACATCGGCATGGTGGGGACGGACCCTGATCCGGGTCATGCTGACGCGATCGATGCCATCGGCGGGGTGGGTGGCAAACGCAAAGCCGGGATCGGCGAAGGCCGCAAAGCCGAACTTGGGCGTCATGCTGACGTCCTCGAAGAAGTCCGGATCGCCAACGATGATCTCGGCGAACAGATCGCGAAGCTTCTCGCGCTCACGCTTGCGCGGCGCCTTGACGAGAAGGGTGCAGGTCTCCGGATAGTACACGGCGGCGATGCGCACCACCGGCCGGATCCACAGCGGGACAACGAGGCCGCTCTCATCAAATCTGTCCTGCGCCGTCACCGCGTCTTCGTGATAGATGAGGAGCGCCAGCTTGTCGTCGGCGTGATGATCCTCGACCTGGCACCTGGCGCTCCCGGCCTGGCAGCGGAAGTGCTCCGCCATGGCGTCGCGCAGCCGCTCCTTGGCACCGACGCAGGCCTGCAGCTGAACGGCGTACCGCCCGCGGTACTCACGAAATCGATCCATCGTGTCGACGGCGTAGCGCTGATGGGTCGCGAGGAACGGCTGTGGCGCGTCCACAAACAGCCGCAGAGCGAGATCGTGGACCGGCCAGCCCCGGCTCTGCAGCAGAAGCTCGGGCTGTGCGCACCCCCACAACTGCTGCGCCAGGCTGTCGAGATAGGGCCGAGCATGCGCGCTGCACAGGTCGTTGACCGGCAGCAACCTCGTCTCCAGCGCCCGCCGCTCCGGTTCGGGAAGTGCCTTCCAGGCGCAATACGCCTGCTCTGCCGGGGGCCCGGCCCGATCGCGGACCGGCGTCAGGCCGAACCGCGCCTCGAGGAGCGCCCGGACGGGGGGAGAGATCTTCTTGAAGAACGCCTTCGGGTTCCACTCACGGTGCTGCATGCGATTGTTCCTCTGGGGAATCACACTGATGCCTAAACTGTGAACAACGGTGGCGAAGAAAAGACCCCCGCCCCCTCACAACAGCGGGGCTTGGAGGTTCGCCTGATCGCGCACCAGCTTCAGGTCGAACAGCCGGTAGCACATCGCCTCGTTGGACACGTTGACGAAAATGCCGGCCTCGAGGACCTCATCGGCAAACGCGCGCAGCCGGGGATCGAGCCGGCCCGCCCGGCGACTGGCATCGAGCCCTTCCCACGCGGGCAGCGTGCTGCCGGCAACCTCCGCGACGGCGGCGCGGACGGCTGCGGCCGGCATCAGCAGCCGGGCGGCGAACTGATCGGCCTGCCACTCCGCCGGCGCCTTGCGCTCGACCGCCCGGCAGACGATCGCTGCCGCCAGCTTTTCCCCCGCGTCGGCGGCAAACATCCGCAGCGTCACCTTGTCCATCTCGTAGAGCGGCCGGTGCAGCTGCCAGTGCCCGATCTCGTGCGCCACCGTGAACGCAAACCGCCCTTCCTTGTCTTCCAGCGACTGATCAATCCGCACCCGCCGCTCGTCGAACCAGGTCGCGCCCAGCACGTCGTCGAGGCCGAGCACGACCTTCAGATCACCCACCTCGAGGGTCAGGCCGAGATAGCCTTCGGCGATCTCATCGACGTCGATCGGCGGCTGCACCGGCTCTCCGCGCCAGCGGCCATAGTCTCTCAAGAGCTCCGCAGCCTCCTGGTCGAGCTGCTTCGCCGTCAGGTAAGGAACCTTGATCTCAAGCATCACGTGTTGTCCTTGGCCTTGTCCAGTAACGCCATCAGCTTCTCGGCCGGGATGTTCTCGGCCTTGGCGCGGCGGAGGAACGCCGGCATCCCGGGGTCGGCTTTGACATAGTCCTTGACCTCGCTCGGGATCCGTCCCGCCAGCCGCATCAGCGTGTCGAAATCGTCATCGAGGATCTCCGCCAGCCTGCGGATCACCTCTTCGCTCGGCAGTGCCTTCTCGGCATCGGTCTCGACCCGCGACAGAAACGTCGGCGAAATGCCTGCCCGCCGCGCCGTGTCCCGCAGGCCGAGGCGGCATTCCTGCCGCCGCCGTCGCACCCGTGCTCCAAACCGCTCCATGTTTTGTTCTCCTCCGTCCCGTTTATACCCTAAACGCTAAATCAGAGCGTCGTCAAGCGGTGCAGATTTGTGTGCGCGGCATGTCACGTTTTCCGCCGGGACCCCGCGTTTGGTTGGTTAGGAACCACTCATCGCGCAGGAGACCATGGCCAACGCCCTCGACCCCAACCTGATGACCGCCGCCGAGCGGCTGGACGAGATCGCTCAGATCCTCGCCGCCGGCCTCAAGCGGCTGCAGCTGCGCCAACAGGAAACCACCGCCCGCCGGCCGGAGCTGACCCAAGCTCCTCGCCAGCATCCCCGGCCACAGCGACAGCGGGGCGCGGCATGATCGAGCTCCGCCCGTATCAATCCGCCGCCATCGAGGCGATCTACGGCTACTTCGCCGAGAACGGCGGCAATCCGCTGATCGTTTTGCCGACAGCGGCAGGAAAGTCCGTTTGTCTCGCCGCGTTCATGCGGCGTGCCATCGCCGACTGGCCGGACACGCGCATCCTCATCGTCACCCATGTCAAGGAGCTGATCGCCCAGAACTATGCCGAGATGATCCGGCTGTGGCCGGACGCGCCGGCCGGCATCTACTCGGCCGGGCTGAACAAGCGCGATCTGAATGCGCAGATCCTGTTCGCCGGCATCCAGAGCATTCACAAGCGCGCCTACGCCATCCAGCGCTGCGATCTGGCGCTGATCGATGAGGCGCATCTCATTCCGCGCTCCTCGAACACCATGTACCGCCGGTTCTTGGGCGATCTCACCACCATCAACCCACACCTCAAGGTGATCGGCTTCACCGCCACGCCCTACCGGCTCGACAGCGGCATGCTGCACGAGGGCGATGGTGCACTGTTCACTGACATCGCCTACGAGGCGGGCGTGGCCGAGATGATCGCGCAGGGTTACTTGTGTGAGGTCGTGCCGAAGCGGACGGCGACGCAGCTCGACACGACGTGCGTCGGCAGCCGCGGCGGCGAGTTCATCCCCGGCCAGCTCGAGGCGGCGGTCGATATCGCCGCGGTGACCGAGGGCGCGGTCGACGAGATCGCCCGCCATGGTGCCGAGCGCGGCTCGTGGCTCGTGTTCTGCGCCGGCGTCCGCCATGCCGAGCACGTCCGCGACGCGATCAAGGACCGCGGCTTCAGTTGCGAGGCGATCCTCGGCGAGACCGCCTCGGCCGAGCGGGACCGGGTGATCTCCGCCTTCAAACGCGGCGACATCCGCTGCCTCACCAACGCCAATGTGCTCACCACCGGCTTCAACGCCCCTGGCGTCGATCTGATTGCCATGCTGCGGTCGACCAAGTCGGTCGGTCTCTACGTGCAGATGATCGGCCGCGGCACGCGTCTCAGCCCTGGCAAGGAAGATTGCCTGGTCCTCGACTTCGCTGGCAACGTCGAACGGCACGGGCCGATCGATCGCATCGACGGCCGCAAGGGGAAGAAGACCGACGAGGAAGGAAGGGCCCCGGTCAGGGCCTGCCCCGACTGCCGGACGATCGTGCACGCATCGGTGCGCCAGTGTCCGACCTGCGGCCATCTGTTCCCGCCGCCGCAACCGGAGCTGTCGCACACCGCGTCCACCAGCGCCATCCTGTCGAGCCAGATCCGAGCCCAGCGGCTGACCGTTACCGGCATCTCCTATCACCGCCATGAAAAGCCGGGCAGTCCGCCCAGCCTGCGGGTCGAGTACGCCTGCGGCCTCGCCTCGCATCGCGAAGGGGTCTGCTTCGAGCATACCGGCTACGCCCGGCAGAAGGCGGTGCAGTGGTGGCAGAAGCGGCTGCCGGATCAGCCGGTGCCGCGCACCGTCGCCGAGGCACTCGACCTCTCTGACCAGCTGCCGGTTCCAACGCGCATCAGCGTCCGGCCGCAGGGCCGATACACCGAGATCACCGGCTACGAGTTCCCAAGATGCAATGCTGCGTCTGCCGCCGCGAGGCCCGCGGCTTCGGCTGGTTCGATCCCGCGCTGGCCTTCGACCACCCGCGACAGCGGTTCCGCCACTTCTGCTCCATCGCCTGTCAGGACCTCTGCCATCGGAGACAGGGCATGATCGACCCCACCCCGAACGAGAAAGCCGCGTTCGTCCACGGCGGCCATTACGGCGGCGAATACCTCGACAGCATCGGCAAGACTGATCTGGACACGCTTGAGCCGGAGGAGTGGCTCACCTTCATCGAGGCGGTCGTCACCGGCTACTGCGACCACTTGCGCGGGCTGGCCGAGCGCGACGAGCAACTTTTGCGCCGCCTCGATCCACACGAGGTGCCGTTCTGATGGCGAGCTTCATGGCCGATCTTGGGGCGCGCCTGGTCGATAACGGCTACGCGGTTATCCCGATCATGCCGGGCACCAAGAAGCCGGGCCGGTTCATCGGCGGCGCCTGGCGCGATTACCCCGGCTGGACCAAACATTGCCAGCGGCCGACGACCGAGAACGAGCTCGCCGTGTGGAGCCAGTGGCCGGATGCCGGCGTCGGCATCGCTTGTGGCACCGTTGCGGCGGTCGACATCGACGTCGCCGACGCCGACGTGGCGGTGCGCATCGAGACCTTGGCGCGCGAGCGGCTGGGGGAAACCCCGGCGCTGCGGATCGGCCGGGCGCCGAAACGGCTGCTGGTCTATCGCATGGACGCGCCGTTCAAGGGCTTCAAGCTCATGCCGATCGAGGTGCTGTGCGAAGGGCAGCAGTTCGTCGCCTATCACATTCACCCCGACACCAGCCGGCCGTACGAATGGCCGGAGGAGTCGCTCGCCGACATCGACATCGGCCGCCTGCCGGTCATCAGCGAGGCGCAGGCGCGCGCGTTCGCCGAGGAAGCGTACGCGCTGTTGCCGGATGCGTTACGGCCGGCGCGGCTCGGCGGCAACGCCCCCGCGCATCCGTCCGCGCCCGGCGATCTGCGCGGCACCACCGCGGCCGTCAGCGCCGCGCTCGCCTTCATTCCCAACGTCGATCTCGATTACGACTCCTGGATGCGCATCGGCATGGCGCTCAAGGGCGCGCTCGGAGACGAAGCGGAGTCGCTGTTCGCCGCCTGGTCGGCACAGTCGGCGAAGGACGTGCCCGATTACACCGCCAAGGCCTGGGCCAGCTTCCAGCCGCGCTCGATCGGCGCCGGCACGCTTTATCACCACGCGATCGCCAACGGCTGGTCGCCCGATCCGGCGCTCGTTCTCAACGGCAATGTCCGCATGAACGGCCACCATCCGGCGAAAGCGCTGCTGGAAAAGCTCCCTTCGCCGCAGCTTCTGGAAAAAATTCCGGATGCTTCTTTCACCCCGCCGGTGCCCCCGATGCCTGATCTTGCGCGTCTGGATGGCGCGCTGGCGCTATTCGTGTCGTACATTCTCGCCACCGCCATCCGGCCGCAACCGTGGCTCGCCGTCGGCGCCGCGCTCACCGCGCTCGGCACGCTGATGGGCCGCAAGTATCGCACCGAGACCAATCTCCGCTCCAACCTCTACGTGATCGGCCTTGCAGTCAGCGGCGGCGGCAAGGATCACGCGCGCAACGCCATCAAGGAGGCGTTTCTCGCTGCCGAAGTCGCCGAACACCTCGGCGGCAACCGCATCGTCTCCGGCGCCGGGCTGCTGACCGCGCTGTACCGGCAGCCGGCGTCGCTGTTCCAGATCGATGAGTTCGGCCAGTTCCTCGCCAGTATCATCGACAAGCGCCGCGCGCCCAAACACCTGGCCGAGATCTGGGATCTGTTGACCGAACTCTCGACCAGCGCCGGCAGCACCTTCCTCGGCGCCGAGTATGCCGACCAGAAGCTCAAACCGCGCGAGGACATCATCCAGCCGTGCTGCGGCATCCACGCCACCACCGTGCCCGACACCTTCTGGACCGCGCTGCGCAGCGGTTCGTTGCAGGACGGCAGCCTGGCGCGCTTTCTCCTGTTCCGTTCGACCGAGGATATCCCCGACCGCAACCGCACCGCGACCGCGCTCAGCACGGTACCGGCCGACCTGGTCGACGCGCTGCAAGCGATCGCCGCCGGGGTCGTTCGGCCTGACCGCGGCAACCTCGTCGGCACCGACGCACCCACCGTCGTCCCGGATCCGCACACGGTGCCGATGGCGGATGACGCCCGGCAGCTGTTCGATGCGCTCGACGAAGAGATCACCCAGCGGCAGCGGCAGGCCATCGGCTCCAACCACGGCGCGGTGCTGGCCCGGGTATGGGAGAACACCGCCAAGGTGGCGCTGATCAAGGCGGTCAGCGCCGATCCGCTGCACCCGATCATCCGCTTCGAGGACGCCGCCTGGGCTCGCGACGTCGTCGCCCACTGCGTCGCCACGCTGCTGACCCAGGCAAACCGCCACCTCGCCGACAACGATACCGAGCGCAACCATAAGCGGGTGCTCGAAGTTATCCGAAGCGCTGGTGCCGAAGGGCTGACCAAGAACGAGCTCGTCCGCCGCACCCAGTTTCTCGACAAGCGCCAGCGTGACGACGTCGTCGCCACCCTGATCGAGTCCGGCCAGATCGGCACCGCCGTGCGAGGCACGGCGACTAAGCCGGTGATGGTCTTGCGCGTTATCGAGGCGGCGGCGCGATGAAAATTCAAGAGAAAATGCAATGGCATAAAAAGGGCAAATCTACGTGCTTTCTCAAAGCGCTAGGTGGGAATTTTCAAAAATTAATCTTTCAAGCAGAAGATACACACATCTGGAGAGTAGGGAACGAGCATGAGACCACACGAGAGTGTATATTATTATTTGAATTATATATTATTCATATAATCAACAACGAGATCAATAAGTTAGCCGATTTCGTCGGCGCTGAATTATCCGTGATGAATTTTCATTTTCTCGGCGCCAGCTGGCGTCCGAGCTTATCGGCGCATCTCACCGCATCCACCCTCGAGGGCTGGAGCGAGGTTGTCGTCCCTGACCGGAGGACACCGCCGCCCCCGCCGCTCCATGACCCTGGAGGACGATATGAAGCTGAAGTCGATCCGCTGTTTGGCGAAGTCCGTTGAACGGCCGCTGATGTCCGCCGAGGAGATGATCCCGGCAGGGGCGACAGCGCACCAGCCGCTGGAAGGCTGCATCGAAGCGATCATCGGAATGGGGGGAGACGCCGGCGTAACCAAGTCGGAGGTCGTCCGGCGAACGCAGTTCGTCGATGTCAGGCGGCTGAACGCTGGTCTGACCGTGTTGATCGAGTCCGGCAGGATTGTGGCGGTCAAGCAGCCAACGGCGACCAAGCCCGCGATCGTGCTGCGTTCCGCGGCCAACTGCGACCGCGCGGCCGATCCGGAGACGGTGGTGCCGATGCCGGTCAACGGGCCGCCACCGATCGAGGCGCTCGCCAGCGCCCGGCCGACACCTCCGGTGATCCTCGCCCTGGATCTGGGCCAGAGAACGGGGTGGGCCGTTCGCAGCCGTGACGGCGCGATTGCCAGCGGCGTTCAGGAGTTCCGGCCCGGCCGGTTCGAGGGCGGCGGCATGATCTGGCTGCGGTTCCGGGCGTGGCTGCAGGAGATCGACGAGACTGCCGGTGGCGTCGGCGTGGTGGTGTTCGAGGAAGTGCGGCGGCATCTGGGCACCGCCGCAGCACACGCTTTCGGGGGCTACCTCGCACACCTCACCGCCTGGGCCGAGGCAAACCGGATCCCGTACCAGGGTGTCCCGGTGGGCACGATCAAGCGGCACATCGCCGGCAAGGGCAACGCCGACAAACAGGCGGTGATCGCGGCGGTGAAGGCGCTGGGCTTCTCGCCAGCCGACGACAACGAGGCCGACGCGCTGGCGCTCTTGCACTGGGCGATCGCGCACGGGATCGGAGGGGTGCGATGAACGCCGCGATGCTGCTGCAACACGCTGCCGGAGTGATCGAGAACCGCGAGCGGATCTACGGACCGGCGGCGGAGAGCTTTGCCGCCATCGCCGCGCGGTGGTCGCTGGTGCTGGGGATCACCGTCACTCCGGCGCAGGTCGCGCTGTGCCTGATCGATCTGAAACTGGCAAGGCTCAGCCGCGATCCCAAGCACCTCGACTCGATCGTCGATGTCGCCGGCTACGCCGCGTGCTTGCGGGAGGTGACCCGTGCATAGCGGCGTGCGCGGCTCGCTGGAGCGGCACCTGCCGCGGACGGCGACGAACGAAGACGAATTGTTCGCCATGCGCCGGGCGGCGTGGCGGAAACAGGGGATCGCCGTGCTGCGCATCGACGATGTGCGTGACGAGATCATCCGCCAGGCCGTCGTCAACGAGGCAACACGGCTCTATGGACAGAGGGAGATGGCGTGATGGCGCGCAGGAAGCGAACCACCGCACCCGCGAAGCCGCGTTTGCAACGTTTGCAAACCGATTCAACGGGCGTCACGAGCAAACCGGCAGTGGTGTCTCGTCCCGACGGCACCCTTGAGGCGGTCTACGAGGCCGATCCCGAGGGACGGCCGGTCGTCCACCACCGCACCGTCGACACGCTGGGCATCATGTTGCGCGCCGGCACGATTACGCAAGGCATGCACGACGCCGCGCGCGACTTCCAGGCTCAGTTCACCATCGCCCGGTTCGATGTCGTGCGCTGCATGCCGCTGATACGGCTGCCCGGCGGCGGCGGCCCCGGCGATCTCACCGACTCCCAGGTCGACGCCCGCCGGCGGATCGGCAAGGCGCTCGATGCCTTGGGCGGCCTCGGCAGCCCGGCCGGAAGCTGCGTCTGGCACGTCGTCGGCTTGCAGCGCTCGATCCGCGAATGGGCGATGCGCCAGGGCTGGGGCGGCAGGCCGGTGCGCGTCGAGCAGGCGCAGGGCATCCTGGTCGCGGCGCTGGGAGTGCTGGCCGGATTCTACGGCTATCGTGGATGCGGCGTTAGCCAATCGCGCGACGCAAAGCGATCGGCACGATGACGAGGCGACGCGCGGTCCGACCTCGGGCTCCGCCCAGTCGGCCAGCGTCGCTTCCGTCATTCCAACGTCGTACACCGACAGCGGGTTCATCCATATGCCGGTCCTGTGCCGAAGCAGCGGACAAGTTAGCCGCATTAATTCACGAGCTAACTACACCGTGTCTGCGTAAATCAGGTTATTCGCGATTTAGTTGTGGCCAGCTGTTTTGGGCGCATGGGCCGGTTCCCGCGATCTGCGGGGTGTGAGATGTGTTGGC